AACATTATCCTTTTAGATGCGTTTAAAGAGCGGATGGAGTTCCCGGAGCTAAAGAAGAAGGCTCTGGAGATGTATCAGGAATGGAACCCTGACACGTTGATTGTGGAGAAGAGGGCTACCGGAGCGCCGTTAATTTACGAGCTACGGAAAATGGGTATACCCATGTCTGAATACACGCCCGGAAAGGGCAATGACAAGGTAAGCCGTGTAAACTCCATATCAGACCTGTTTGCATCAGGAATTGTCTGGTGCCCTGAAACCCGATGGGCAGAAGAAGTTATGGATGAACTTGCTTCTTTTCCTAACGGCGACCATGATGACTTAGTTGACTCCAGTAGTCAAGCCTTAATGCGGTTCAGGCAAGGTGGGTTTATACAGATTGACTCTGACGAGGTAGATGAGCCAAAGGGCTTTAAACGTCGAGTTGCTTATTACTAAGGATTGCTATGGCTACGAATATCGACAAAGCTCTTAATCAAGCTCCACTAGGTTTGGATTCCATCATCCCAGATGACTTTGACAAAGGGATAGAGATTGAGGTAGTTGATCCTGAAATGGTCACCATGTCAGATGGCAGTGTAGAGATAACTCTACTTCCAGACGCAGAACTTAGTGAGGGATTTGGCGATAACTTGGCTGAGTTCATGGAAGAGAACGATCTGACAAGTCTTTCGTCAGAGCTTCTTGCATTAGTGGACGCTGATATATCTGCCCGTAAGGAATGGGTAGAGGCTTATGTAAAAGGCTTAGAAGTTCTCGGGATGAAGTACGACGAACGTACTGAACCTTGGTCTGGAGCCTGCGGTGTTTACTCTACAGTTCTTACAGAAGCTGCCATTCGTTTCCAAGCGGAGATGGTTACCGAGACATTCCCGGCTCAAGGTCCGGTGAAAACTCAGATTATTGGTGCTATTGATAAGCTAAAAGAAGAGGCCGCTGCTCGTGTCCAAGAGGATATGAACTACCAGATTCTTGAGAAGATGCCTGAGTACCGCCCGGAGCATGAGCGTCTTTTGTTTAACCTTGGTTTATCTGGCGCTGCGTTCAAGAAGGTCTACTTTGATCCTAGTCTTGGAAGACAGGTAGCCATTTTTATCCCGGCAGAGGAAATTATTATTCCTTACGGGGCATCCAGTGCCCAGACTTCCGAGCGCGTTACCCATGTGATGCGTAAAACGGAGAACGAAGTTCGTAAATTGCAGGTTGCCAAGTTCTACAGGGATGTGGAATTGGGTGAGCCAGTGCATATCTCAACAGATGTGGAGAAAAAAAAGGCTGAAGAGCAGGGCTATAGCGTCACGGACGATGATCGGTTCCAGCTTATGGAGATTCACGTAGACTGGGACATGCCCGGTTACGAGAATGAAGATGGAATTGCTCTTCCTTATGTCGTTACTATTGAACGAGGCACCAGTGAAGTGCTTGCAATCCGTAGAAACTGGGTAGAAGAAGACGAAAAATACATCCGTCGGCAGCATTTTGTCCAATATACGTACATTCCCGGCTTTGGTCCTTATGGATTTGGTCTGATTAACCTGATTGGTGGCTACGCTAGGGCAGGAACGTCCCTTATTCGTCAATTAGTGGATGCCGGGACTCTTTCTAACCTGCCCGGTGGTTTAAAAACCAAGGGATTGCGAATTAAGGGGGACGATACCCCCATTGCACCGGGTGAATTCCGAGATGTGGACGTTGCCTCCGGTACGGTACGCGACAACATCATGGCTCTGCCTTATAAAGAGCCAAGCCAGACCCTTTTGGCTCTTCTTAATCAGATTACTGACGAAGCCCGTCGGTTAGGCTCCATCTCTGATATGAACATCAGCGACATGAGCGCCAATGCTCCTGTTGGAACCACTTTAGCCCTGCTAGAACGTACCCTAAAGACCATGAGCGCCGTCCAAGCTCGGGTTCATGCGTCAATGAAGCAGGAGTTTAAACTTCTGGCAGCGATTATTCGGGATAACGCCCCGGATGAATATGAATATGACCCAACTGGGGCAGATCGGAAAGCTAAACAGTCCGATTACGACATGGTTGAGGTCATTCCTGTCAGTGATCCCAACAGTTCCACAATGGCTCAACGGGTCATGCAGTACCAAGCTGCCATTCAGTTAGCCCAAGGTGCCCCTCAAATCTATGATTTACCCCAGTTACACCGACAAATGCTGGAGGTTTTAGGTATTAAAAACGCCGAAAAGCTAGTGCCAATTGAAGATGATATGAAGCCCCGTGACCCAGTATCTGAGAACATGGCGTTCCTCACTGGTAAACCTACCAAAGCATTTATGGTTCAGGACCACGATGCCCACATTGCTGTACATACATCAATGATGCAAGACCCGCTGTTAATGGCTCAGATTGGTCAAACCCCGCAAGCGCAAAAGATGCAAGCCGAAATCATGGCCCACGTATCAGAACATCTAGCGTTCTCTTACCGTAAGAAGGTAGAAGAACAGCTTGGTGTACCGATGCCCCCTCCCAATGAAGACCTACCCCCAGAGGTTGAAGTTCAGTTGTCCAAAATAGTGGCTCAAGCGGCAGCACAACTACTGGCTCAGAGTAAAGGACAGGCTCAACAGCAACAAGCTCAAAAGGCTGCACAAGACCCCTTGGTTCAGATTCAACAGGCCGAGTTGCAGATTAAAACCAAAGAAGCGGATACCAAGGCCAAGAAGGTTGATGGCGACTTGGCTATCAAACAGGCAGAACTACAGCTTAAACAAGACGAACTAGCAATGAAAGGCGGAGAAACTCCGCAAATGATCGCCGCCCGTCACCAGCAGGAAATGGCTCAACAGCAAGCTCAAATGCAAATGATGCAGCAAAAACACGCCCAAGAGATACAGCAGGGACAACAACAACACCAACAAGGCATGGCTCATGGCGGTCAGGTTCACCAACAGAAACTACGTCACCAGCAACAGCAAGCACATCTAAAAATGCTGCAAAGCAACAAACCGATAGCAAAAGATGACTGAACTTGACCTAATTGAGAAGAAGTTCAACGAGCATGAGCAAAACTACGTTACTGCGTTGACTCGCGGTAACTGTAAGGACTTTGGTGAGTACCAAAGAATTTGCGGGGTTATCCACGGTCTGAACCTTGCAAAAACTGAGCTAGAAGACCTGCGACGAAAATTGGAGAAATCTCAAGATGAGTGAATTTGATGTATCTGCCGTGGACCTTTCGGGGGTTCTTGGTAAAACTTCAGAAGACAAAGCCAGCCAAATTCCTGAGCCTCAGACATATCACATACTGTGTATGCTGCCTGAAGCCAAGGAAGAGTATGAGGGTGGACTACTGAAAGCAGGACAAACAATGATGTACGAGGAACTTCTGTCCCCTGTGCTATTTGTGATGAAGATTGGTCCTGATGCGTTTAAAGACGAAAAACGATTCCCTTCTGGGCCATCGTGCAACGTAGGTGACTTTGTAATTGTTCGTCCTAACTCTGGGACGCGAATGAAGATTCACGGGCGTGAATTCAGGATCATCAATGATGACTCTGTTGAAGCAACTATTGATGACCCTCGTGGCGTCCAACGCGTTTAAGGAGAAATCATGGCCGAAATCGAAAAAACCACGTTTACATTTCCAGACGAAGTAGAAGCAAAGAACCCCCGTGAAGGTGGGCGCGTTGTGGAGCCTGAAGTTGAGATTATTGACGATACTCCAGAGGCAGATCGCAATCGAAAGCCGATGACTGAAGCTCCGGTAGACCCTACCGACGAAGAGCTTGAGGCGTATTCTGAAAGCGCCAAAAAAAGGATTAAGCACTTTACTAAGGGTTACCACGAAGAACGCAGGGCCAAAGAATCTGCCCTACGAGAACGTGAAGAGGCTATTCACGCAGCCCAAACAATAGCGGAAGAGAACCGAAAACTCAAAGGTTCGCTAAATCAAGGCCAGCAGGCTTTGCTGGAGCAAGCCAAGAAAGTAGTCGCAAATGAACTAGAAGAAGTTAAGCGGGAATACAAAATCGCTTACGAAAATGGTGACTCTGATGCACTGGTAGCAGCGCAGGAGAAAATGACCACGGTAAAGATGAAGGCTGAAAGAGTAAATAATTTTAAGCCTGCGCCTTTACAAGAAGAAAAACCTGTGGTACAAACACCACAACCTGCTCCTGCTGATCAAAAGGCAGCAGCATGGCAGCGAGAAAATGACTGGTTTGGTTCCGATGATGAGATGACTAGCTTTGCCCTTGGCCTGCATAATAAGCTGGTCAAAGAAGGAGTTGATCCTCGGTCAGACGAATACTACGAACGAGTTAACTCTCGTGTGCGGAAAGTGTTTCCAGAGAAATTCGACTCTGAGGAAACCGCTGATGCTCCTACTCAGCGCACTAATAAACAGAATGTGGTTGCACCGGCCACGCGAAGTACTGCGCCCCGAAAAGTCGTTCTTACGCAAACACAAGTGAATATCGCCAAACGGCTGGGTGTTCCACTGGAACTCTATGCTCGTAAGGTTGCTGAAGAAATGAGGAAATGAAAATGACTGGACCCCGTATAACCCGTGATACTGAAGTTCGTTCAACAATGGAGCGTCCAAAACAATGGATGCCCCCGCAACTTTTGCCTGATCCACACCCGGAAGAAGGTTATGCGTTTCGTTGGATTCGTTTCAGTAATCTTGGTACCGCTGATCCCATGAACATTTCTTCCAAAATGCGTGAGGGTTGGGAACCGGTAAAGGCTTCAGAGCATCCTGAGATTCAGCTAATGGGCGCTAAGACTAACGTACCAGACAGCATTGAAATCGGCGGCTTGATCCTTTGCAAAACACCTATTGAGTTTGTCCAACAACGGGATGCTTGGTATCAACAGCAATCCGAAGGGCAGATGAACACAGTTGACAACAACTTTATGCGCGAGAACGATCCTCGTATGCCGCTCTTCCGTGAGCGCCAGTCGAAGGTATCTTTTGGGCGCGGTACTTAACTAAGGAGTCCTTAAATGGCATCAGTTGCTTCACCCTACGGGCTAAAGCCCGTAAACCTGCTCGGCGGTCAGTCGTATGCAGGTAGCACCCGCACGTATCTAATTGATCCTGCTGGTACTGCTTCAAACATCTACAACGGTTCCCCCGTTTACCTCAACGCCAGTGGTTATCTTGCTGTGGCTACCGCTACCGGCGCAGATGCTACTACCAATGGGTTCCCCGTTGGTACGGCTAACACCGGCATTGTTGGCGTGTTCGTTGGTTGCTCCTATGTAAACGCACAAGGTCAGCAAATCTTCGCTCAGTATTACCCCACAGGTACGACTGGCGTGATTACTGCCCAAGTGGTTGACGACTACGACGCAGTGTTCCAAATCCAGTCCGCTGGAACTGTTACACAAGCTGCTGTTGGTGCAAACGTGTTTTTCTCAACAAGCGCTGTGGCGACAGGCTCGACCTCCACTGGTAACTCTACGGCTTCTGTCGTGGCTGGTGCCTCTGCTGTGGCTACTACCGCCGCCTTCCGTGTCGTTGGTTTTGCTTCCCCTGTTGGTGATGCTTTCACCGACCTCTTGGTGAAGATCAATCCCGGCTACCACACCTATACCAACGCTGTTGGCCTGTAAGGAGTTAAATCATGACAATTTCACGCGCACAACTACTGAAGGAACTCCTTCCCGGCCTTAATGCTTTGTTTGGCATGGAGTACGCTCGTTACGGCGAACAGCATAAAGA